CCAGATTGCACCGTGGCTTATCCACTCAGAATTTAGCGCGTCGTCAGCCTCAGTTAGCCAGTGAGCACACAGAGCGTTTTTGTCGCTCGCAGCTGAATCCAGCCAGAATCCAAACTCAATATCCAGTGCATCAAAAAGCCAAAGCGGCGTTTGCCAGCAGTCTTTGTCGTGTGCTGGCGTATTTGATTTGATAGTCATGCAGCCCTACCTTTTCGTTGTGACCATTCATACTCTCGCCGGGAGTCATCACTCCACCGCACGTTGCGCTCTGAGCCGAACCAGAACATGATTTCGATAAGCTCAGTCATGCTGGCCTTCCGCATTTTGCTGGTACGCACGCCAAGCATGACAACGCCACCGTCGATACCAGGCACACTTCGTTGCTCCAGTTTTTTGGTCTTAAGCCACAGGGCAGTGAACAGGTCTTTCCAGTCTTCCGGCGCCAGCCGTTGACCATGCCATAGCACCTGACGCGAAACATCGTTCAGCATCGGCCACATACGGTCATTCTGCGCTTTGCTGCGCCTGGGTTCTTTAACGTGGACTTCGTGGGGTGACTTGTCGTCGATGGGTAGTGAGAGAATGGCGTCTATGGCGTTATTTCTGATTGCTTCGTTGCGAAGCAGAAAGGTTTGCTTCATCTCCTGCTCTCCGGTTCCATTTTTCAGCCGCCGCAGCAACTGATGGTGCCCATGCCCCCCTGGCTTCACAGAGGTCACATTCTGCATAGCCCCACACATCAATATTTATTCCGGCCTCAACCCACAGACGAGCATTACCGCCGCAAAACGGACATTCTTTTAGCTTTGGCTGGGTTAATGATAGGTCGCTCATGCTCACTCCTTCACTTAAAATCCAGACTCCGGATAATTCTGTTGCGCTGAAACTCATTGTTGAGTTTGAACAACCGTCGAAGAACACGGTCACGCGGATAGCGTCGTGCGGCAGGTGAATGCTCATACAACTCATCAAGCGGCAAACTGGACGATGAACGATACCGATACCAACGCACCAACTCTTCACGAAAATTAGCCCTGACAAGCTCAGCTATCGTACTCATTTCTTAAAACCTCCTCAAACGCATTCTGACGCATTTTTCATTCTCGCTGCTTATCGGCATACCTTGCACGTGCTTACCTCACCACAGAGCGATTGTGATGCCTTAAAAGCGATTTATTGAAGTGATATTTGCTTAATCGAAATTCTTTCTTTGATTCCTGCGGCCCTGATGGCTTTCATTACTGCAATTACCGTTTTGTCACGCCCATCCTCATAACCCATCGCATAAGCACCTTCTTCACCATCTTTCCAAAAGTCGTCATTCGATTCGGGCCAGTCGATATCCAGTTCAATAGCAGAGCGCGATGCCTGCCATATCACCCAGGCAAACTCTTTTAATTCATCGTCTCCCGTGAACTGGCTTTTGTCTTTTGACCACCAGTTTTCAAACTGTCGGTAGCTATCGTTCACTTCCCTCTCCCCCAAATAAAAAGGCCTGCGATTACCAGCAGGCCTGTTATTAGCTCAGTGATGTAGATGGTCATCTTTTAACTCCATATACCGCCAATACCCGTTTCATCGCTGCACTCTGGCGACACTCCTTAAAAATCAGGTTCGTGCTCACCTTTCCTTCCCGTTCTTCCCTGGTAGCAAACCGGTAATACACCGTTCGCCAGACCTTACCTTCGATAACCAGAAGACCTGCCCGTGCCATTTTAGCTGCGGCCTGATTTATGCTGGTTACTGTTGCGCCTGTTAGCGCGGCAACGTCCGGCGCACAGAAGCTATTATGCGTCCCCAGGTAATGAATAATTGCCTCTTTGCCCGTCATACACTTGCTCCTTTCAGTCCGAACTTAGCTTTAATTTCTGCGATCTTCGCCAGCGCCTGAACACGATTTAGAGGTCTGCCGCCCATGACAGGAAGTTGTTTTACTGGTTCAGGTATCGCCTCACCACGGTTAATTCGCGCTGTCATACAGGTCAGTTCATCGGCAGCCTTGCGTCGTAATTCCGCGTCAGTCAGCGCATTGGCCCGCATGTTCTGGTACAGGTTGGTAACCAGCCAGTAGTGCGCGTTCGATTTCCACGGATAAGACTCTGCATCCGGATACAGGCCTCGCTTCCGGCAATACTCGTAAACCATATCAACCAGCTCGCTGACGTTTGGCAGTCCGGCGATAACGGATGCTTCTTCCCGGCACCATGCAACAAACTGCCCGGGTGATGGAAGAAATGGTCGATTCTGCCGACGGGCTACGCGCATTCCTGCGTTAACCTGTTCCATCGAGGTGATCCCGTTTTCCCGGAAAGCCAGAACCCACTGGCGGCGGATTTCGTTCACTTCGTTCTGGTCACGGTTAGCCAGGCTCGCCGGGAAAGTTGCCAGTAACTGGCTGAACACACCGTTGATGATCTGCGCTACCTGTTGTACCTGCGGCTTTTCGTCGTACTGTTCCGGCATGTTGTTGGCGATCCGACGCATCTGCTCACGGTCAAAGTTAACCATCTGTGCGGCGATGTTTTTCATAGATCCACCCCGTAAATCCAGTCTGTGTTTGTCAGGTCGAGTTTTGGTTTGCTGGCTGTCACGCCTGCCTGTTGCTTGTTACGGTTGATTTCGAGTTGGGTCCACTTATCGCGGAGTTTGGCCGGGCTCAGCACGTTACCGGACCAGAAGTTGTCCTGGCATGCCCAGCGGAACAGCACGCACATGTCGCGGTGGTTACGTCCGTCACGTTCACGCATCAGGCGGATATCGTTAGCCCACCCTGCAAAATTCGGTTTTCTGGCTGATGGCGCGATGGTCTTCACCATGTCAAACATCCACTCTGCGGCGGTCAGGTCTTCTGCTGTCCCCCACTTGCTGCCGCTCTGAATTGCAGCATCCGGTTTCACCACAGAAAGGTCGTTTTCTGGCTGGTCAGAGGATTCGCCAGAATTCTCGGACGAATAATCTTTTCTTTTGTAATAGTGTCTTTTGTGTCCCCCTGTTTTGAGGGATAGCAATCCCCTAATTTGAGGGATGTTTTATCCCTCGTTTTAGGGGATTTTCCCTCGTTTTGAGGGATGTCCCTCATTTTAGGGGAACCTCCCTCGTTTTGAGGGATGCACCATTCTGAGATGTTTTTATTTGGTCCAAACATGCCGCCTTGCTGCTTGATAATATTCATTCTGACGAGTTCTAACTTGGCTTCATTGCACCGTTTGACAGGTAACTTTGTAATCTCGCTAAGTTGAGAATCGGTGATTCTGTCCATTGGTTTATTCCACCCATAGGTTTTACGCAGAATGGCAAGCAGCACTTTAAACTGTCGCTTGGTCAGATCTGCGCCTGAATAAGCCTCAATCAGCATATTTGATAGTCTGGCGTAACCATCATCGAGATCTGCCACATTACGCTCCTGTTCGGCAAAGTTACCTCTGCCGAAGTTGAGTATTTTTGCTGTATTTGTCATAATGAATCCTGTGGATTGATCCAGTAATTCCCTCAGAATTGCATATCAATTTGCTTAGAGTCCCCGGCGGCCACCGGGGATTTTTTCTTTGTGATTCCATCCAATGCATACTTAAAAGCCCTGCTAATCGGACTGATGTCTGATGCCATTCCGAAAGCACACAAGACCGAAGCAATAAACCGCCAGTCCGTTCTGCTTATCTTCGATTCATGACAGCCAATCATCTTTGCCAGACCGCGCTGGGTAAGCGTTGACAGGTTGATGAGTAAATCAGTTTCAGCGCGATCAATTTCTCGCTGTGTTGGCTTGCTGTAGCTTGCTTGTGCCATTTGTTAATTTTCCTATATTGATATTGAGTTATAGCGGCACACCCAATGGATTTGCCGCTGATGTTTGCTCACCCGGTTAGAGGTGAAAGGCCATGATGAAAGAGCGGGTACTGCTTAGGCGGCTTTGTTACTGGATGGAGGGAAAACATCATCCAAAGAACATTGGCACCCTAACTTCCTGAGGCCTTCTACGATCATTCGGCAATCGTTAAGGCCAGGAGTACGGATATTCAGCTCATAGTTGGCGATGCGGGATTGCCCCCAACCAATTGCCGAAGCTAGTACAGCTTGCGAAACTCCGATTTTTTTTCGCTGCTGGGCAATTTTGTTCATTGCGGTCTCCCTAGCATTAATCACACACCCATTACACACAATTTGTGATTAACAGTCAACCTCAATTCGTGTACAGAGTTCAATCACGTTGCGTGTTACATTTAAGGGATGAAAACGATGCATGAAATTATCGGGGAAAGGATCAAGTCCCTTAGAGAAGCTAAAGGACTTAGCCAGGCTCAATTGGCCAAGCTTTGCGGCTGGGCTGCGCCTTCACGCCTGGGGAACTACGAGTTAGGAACAAGAAAGGTTAGCGCGGATGACGCGCTGGTTCTTGGGGCGGCACTCGGCGTATCTCCGGCAAAAATAATGTTTGGCGAGGATTCAGACGCCGTATTTCGCCAATATGAATACCCGTTATTTTCTTCAGTGCAGGCCGGGCCATTTTCGGAGGTGGGAAGCTACACAGCCAGCGATGCAAAGGCATGGGTCCCAACGACCACAAAAGCCAGCGAAAAAGCTTTCTGGCTTGAGGTGAAGGGGCATTCAATGACGGCGCCTCAGGGGGTTCGTCCAAGTTTTCCGGAAGGCATGCTGATACTCGTTGATCCGGCTGAGCCGGTAGAGTCTGGGGATTTCTGCGTGGCTTCTGCAAATGGTGATTCAGAGGCAACGTTCAAGAAGTATGAGAAGGATGCAGGGGTTAGTTACCTGGTACCTTTAAACCCGGCATATAGAACCCTGGATTGCGACCATAGCTGCCGCATCATAGGCAAGGTAGTTAAGGCGCAGTGGCCTGAAGAGACGTTTGGCTGATCGGCAAGGTGTTCTGGTCGGCGCATAGCTGGTAATCCAACTTTTCCCTGTTCTTTTTATGCAAATTAATCTAATGAAATTGAAAAGATTTTTACCTATTTTGTTGGTTCAGGAGAACATAAATGAGCGATAAACAAGAAGTTTCCTTAGCACATATCAATGATGTGCTGGAGTCCAAAAATTATATTGAAACTAATGCTGATGGGGTTGTAACCATCGGAACGGATAACAATGGCTACGAAGTTTTTAACTTCGTTTTTCTCAATAGCACCCCTGTCATCGGCCATATGAATGGCGAAATCGCAGTGGCAGGAATGCAGCGCACTAAGGTTGCGTCCGTGACTTTAAGTAAACAGAAGGCCTTCGATTTCTATCAGTCCTTGAAAAGCATGTTCGAGGAATAAAAGCTGATGAATGCAGCTCAATCATCTTTGGATGAGGGAAAGCTAGTAATTGCTTACTCTGATAAGAATGGCTCTACAGTAGGGCTGGAATTTTCTTCTGTAGCATCAAGCCAAGCAACGCTCTTGATGAAAGCTTGTTCTGTTGCTGCTTCAGATAAAGAAAAACGGATTGTCACATCGGTTGTGATGGATGATACTGAGATCATTCAAACAACAAGTGATGATGGAGGCGACGACATGGATAAGCGATTAGCAGTTCTTGAAGCTGAAGTTGCGCACATCAAGAGCAGCATGGCAGGAATTAAAGAGGATACCCGGAAAATATCTTCTGATTCTACTGACGCCAAAAGAGACACCGCTGTACTTTTACAGAAGAGCCTGGATTTTGATGCTTCATTATCTAAGAAACCATCGGTTGACTACTTTGAAGCTAAATTTTCCGCTTTGGAAACCAAGATAGCAGATGTAAAAGTATGGATGCTCGGGGTTCTCTTGGCCTCGCTTGCTATGCCAACTATATTTTTCCTAATAAACTTGTACCTTAAGAAAGGTCAGTAATTTAGCAAATCCGGCCACCGAGCCGGGTTTTTTATTGCCCGCCGATCACTATCAGGACAGCACCTGCCCGCCGGTCCAAACTATTGATTAAATTACTATAATTCTTAATACAACTCCCATATCCCGCCATCTCGCCACCACCCCATTCGCTCGTTTTTCGAACTTTTCAGCACCCATCCTGCTGTTGCCACCGACTTAAGTAAGCAAAACCATCGCGGGTAAAACTATTTACACAAAAAAATCATACACATAACGTGTCACACCTTTATTTTACACATTTTGTGATTGACCATTAAATCACAATATGTGACTATCATTTCCATCAGCAGGACGCTGAGACGCCACAAGGAACAGATTGGCAGGCTCTTTAACATCGACGAACTCTCAACCTAACCGTTGAGACCAGAACTTGAGTGGTTTTGGGGATGGCGCGAATTGCAGCTGCAAGACAGCGATCGAGAAGATAAACACCTCGACGCGTCATGCGCCAAAGCCACTTAAAGGAGACCATCATGGTAACCATTGTCTGGAAAGAATCCAAAGGTACGGCAAAAAGCCGCTACAAAGCTCGCAGAGCAGAACTTATTGCCGAGCGACGCAGTAATGAAGCACTGGCGCGAAAAATTGCGCTAAAGCTCTCTGGTTGCGTCAGAGCAGACAAAGCAGCATCACTCGGAAGCCTTCGCTGCAAGAAGGCAGATGAATGCAGTGGAAGTATTTGCCTGCCAAACGTAGCCATTTACGCGGCAGGCTACCGGAAATCAAAACAACTGACGGCGAGATGATAAATTAATTTGCTAATTACTTGTTTTTGCCATGCTTATCCTGAGCGATAAGTTCATCCATAAGACTGTCTTTCTTCCCAGCAAACCTAATGTAGCACTCATTTCTATAGCGTTCCGGGATAACAAAACGGTCGATTTCAGGATATCCAGTAGCAGAAGGTACCCGAATAAGAAGCCCTTTTTCGAGCAATGAGATTGCTTCAGGGCTTCCCTTTTCTGTCTTTAGCTGGTTATTAGCGGCTACAGCGAATGCCAAATACGCTCTTTCTCCAAGAGTTAACGAATCAAACAAATCTTGCACGTATTTCTCTTCTTTAGATTTGCGCTTCTGAGCAGCGAATATCTCAATTCTTTCAGTCACAGCGTGATAAGCGGAATTAACAACGCCGTTAAGCACATAGCTAACGCAAAACAACAGGATGTAATACATCCAGTAATGAGGAAGGATTTCTGGATTATGCAGGTTTATCCATTCTTTTACGCTTACAGGCATAACAATAATCAATATAATCAGGATGATTAGCATATGAATCAACTGTTTAAGTGTCATTCCTTGCAGGAAAAAATGCATTAGTTCCTGCCACCATGAGTTGTTCATCGGCGTTTCTCTTTTGCTCTCTGTAGGGGTGAATAGAGTTTATCCGATTTCTCGCTGTAGGGGTACACGAGAACCACCGAGCCTGATGTGGTTAAAAGACAGGCATACTAATAAACACTGCACTGTGTATTCATTCCAACGAGTGAATACACTGAGCAATGTCGCTCGTAACTAAACAGGAGCCGACTTGTTCTGATTATTGGAAATCTTCTTTGCCCTCCAATGTGAGGGCGATTTTTTATCTGTGAGGATATGAACAGATGTCAAACATCAAAAAATACATCATTGATTACGACTGGAAAGCATCAATAGAAATTGAAATCGACCATGACGTAATGACAGAGGAAAAACTTCACCAGATTAATAATTTCTGGTCAGACTCTGAATACCGACTCAATAAACACGGCTCTGTATTAAATGCTGTATTAATCATGCTGGCGCAACATGCTCTGCTTATAGCAATTTCAAGCGACTTAAATGCATATGGTGTTGTGTGTGAGTTCGACTGGAATGATGGAAATGGTCAGGAAGGATGGCCTTCAATGGATGGTAGCGAAGGAATAAGAATTACCGATATCGATACATCAGGAATATTTGATTCAGATGATATGACTATCAAGGCCGCCTGAGTGCGGCTTTACCGCATACCAATAACGCTTCACTCGAGGCGTTTTTCGTTATGTATAAATAAGGAGCACACCATGCAATATGCCATTGCAGGGTGGCCTGTTGCTGGCTGCCCTTCCGAATCTTTACTTGAACGAATCACCCGTAAATTACGTGACGGATGGAAACGCCTTATCGACATACTTAATCAGCCAGGAGTCCCAAAGAATGGATCAAACACTTATGGCTATCCAGACTAAATTCACTATCGCCACTTTTATTGGCGATGAAAAGATGTTTCGTGAAGCTGTCGACGCTTATAAAAAATGGATATTAATGCTGAAACGGAGATCAAGCAAAAGCATTCACTAACCCCATTTCCTGTTTTCCTAATCAGCCTGGCATTTCGCGGGCGATATTTTCACAGCCATTTTCAGGAGTTCAGCCATGAACGCTTATTACATTCAGGATTGTCTTGAGGCTCAGAGCTGGGCGCGTTACTACCAGCAGATCGCCCGTGAAGAGAAAGAGGCAGAACTGGCAGACGACATGGAAAAAGGCCTGCCCCAGCACCTGTTTGAATCGCTATGCATCGATCATTTGCAACGCCACGGGGCCAGCAAAAAAGCCATTACCCGTGCGTTTGATGACGATGTTGAGTTTCAGGAGCGCATGGCAGAACACATCCGGTACATGGTTGAAACCATTGCTCACCACCAGGTTGATATTGATTCAGAGGTATAAAACGGATGAGTACAGCACTCGCAACGCTGGCAGGGAAGCTGGCTGAACGTGTCGGCATGGATTCTGTCGACCCACAGGAACTGATCACCACTCTTCGCCAGACGGCATTTAAAGGTGATGCCAGCGATGCGCAGTTCATCGCATTGTTGATCGTCGCCAACCAGTACGGCCTTAATCCGTGGACGAAAGAAATTTACGCCTTCCCTGATAAGCAGAACGGCATCGTTCCGGTGGTGGGCGTTGATGGCTGGTCCCGCATCATCAACGAAAACCAGCAGTTTGATGGCATGGACTTTGAGCAGGACAATGAATCCTGCACATGCCGGATTTACCGCAAGGACCGTAATCATCCGATCTGCGTTACCGAGTGGATGGATGAATGCCGCCGCGAACCATTCAAAACCCGCGAAGGCAGAGAAATCACGGGGCCGTGGCAGTCGCATCCCAAACGGATGTTACGTCATAAAGCCATGATTCAGTGTGCCCGTCTCGCCTTCGGATTTGCTGGTATCTATGACAAGGATGAAGCCGAGCGCATTGTCGAAAATACCGCATACACTGCAGAACGTCAGCCGGAACGCGACATCACTCCGGTTAACGATGAAACCATGCAGGAAATTAACACTCTGCTGATCGCCCTGGATAAAACATGGGATGACGACTTATTGCCGCTCTGTTCCCAGATATTTCGCCGCGACATTCGTGCATCGTCAGAACTGACACAGGCCGAAGCAGTAAAAGCTCTTGGATTCCTGAAACAAAAAGCCACTGAACAGAAGGTGGCAGCATGACACCGGACATTATCCTGCAGCGTACTGGGATCGACGTGAGAGCTGTCGAACAGGGAGATGATGCGTGGCACAAATTACGGCTCGGCGTCATCACAGCTTCAGAAATTCACAACGTAATAGCAAAACCCCGATCAGGAAAGAAGTGGCCTGACATGAAAATGTCCTACTTCCACACCCTGCTGGCTGAGGTTTGCACCGGTGTGGCTCCGGAAGTTAACGCTAAGGCTCTGGCCTGGGGAAAACAGTACGAGAACGACGCCAGAACCCTCTTTGAGTTCACTTCCGGCGTGAATGTTACTGAATCCCCGATCATCTATCGCGACGAAAGTATGCGCACCGCCTGCTCTCCCGATGGTTTATGCAGTGACGGCAACGGCCTTGAGCTGAAATGCCCGTTTACCTCCCGGGATTTCATGAAGTTCCGGCTCGGTGGTTTCGAGGCCATAAAATCGGCTTACATGGCCCAGGTGCAGTACAGCATGTGGGTGACACGAAAAGATGCCTGGTACTTTGCCAACTATGACCCGCGCATGAAGCGTGAAGGCCTGCATTATGTCGTGATTGAGCGGAATGAAAAGTACATGGCAAGTTTTGACGAGATGGTGCCGGAGTTCATCGAAAAAATGGACGAGGCACTGGCTGAAATTGGTTTTGTATATGGGGAGCAATGGTAATGAAGCATCCTCACGATAATATCCGGGTAGGCACGATCACTTTCGTCTACTCCGTTACAAAGCGAGGCTGGGTATTTCCCGGCCTTTCTGTTATCCGAAATCCACTGAAAGCACAGCGGCTGGCTGAAGAGATAAATAATAAACGAGGGGCTGTATGCACAAAGCATCTCCTGTTGAATTAAGAACGAGTATCGGGATGGCACATAGCCTCGCTCAAATTGGAGTCAGGTTTGTGCCAATACCAGTAGAAACAGACGAAGAATTTCATACGTTAGCCACATCCCTTTCACAAAAGCTGGAAATGATGGCGGCGAAAGCAGAAGCAAACGAGAGAGACCCGGCATGACAACAACAGAATGCATTTTTCTGGCAGCAGGCTTCATATTCTGTGTGCTTATGCTTGCCGACATGGGACTTGTTCAATGACACCTCAGCAGGAAAACGCCCTTCGCAGCATTGCCCGTCAGGCTAATTCTGAAATCAAAAAAGCCAGACAGCAGTTTCCGGATAAAAACGTCGATGACATTTGCCGTAGCGTACTGAAGAAGCACCGCGAAACGGTAACGCTAATGGGATTCACACCGACTCATTTAAGTCTGGCGATCGGCATGTTAAACGGCGTCTTTAAGGAGCGATGAACATGAAAAGCAAAATCATCAGGGAGCTACAGGCTCCTTTTTTATGTTCGCATTCACCCTCAAGCGTATTAACCAACAATTCAGGGATTAATGGAAGATGGCAGACATCATTGATTCAGCATCAGAAATTGAAGAATTACAGCGCAATACAGCAATAAAAATGCGTCGCCTGAACTACCAGACTGTATCCGCAACTCATTGTTGTGAGTGTGGCGATCCGATAGATGAACGAAGACGCCTGGCAGTTCAGGGTTGTCGGACTTGTGCAAGTTGCCAGGAGGATCTGGAGCTTATCAGTAAACAGAGAGGTTCGAAGTGAGCGAAATTAATTATCAGGCACTGCGTGAAAAGGCAGAGAAAGCAACTAAAGGAAGCTACATCGTAGGGCATACATCTGTTAACCAGCACGGCAATTTAACAGGAGTTTTTGTTTGCCAAAAATGGAAAGGAGAACCCGGTGGTGTGATTGCGGAATGTCATGTTAACTGCCTGGTTGAAACAGATGTTCAGGCTTATGCAAACGCTGAATTTATTGCTGCCTTTAATCCAAATGTTGCGCTGGCGCTTCTGGATGAACGGGAAAGAAACCAGCAATACATCAAACGCCGCGACCAGGAGAACGAGGAGATTGCGCTTACGGTTGGGAAGCTGCGTGTTGAGCTTGAAGCAGCAAAATCAAAACTCAACGAGCAGCGTGAATATTACGAGGGAGTAATCGCGGATGGAAGTAAGCGCATAGCAGAACTGGAAAAACAATGCGCCGAATGGGAGCGAAAAGCATTAAGCAACTTTGAAGAGTGTGCTGCGATGGCTGAACGTATCGAAGAGATGCAGACAAAATCTGCACCAGATTCGTTTGGCATCATCGGTGAAAATATTCGAACACAGGACAATCGAATAACGTCAGATCCCATGTTTTGTGTGTATCAAAAGCGCGAAATCGCTGTTGATGCTGATTATGACCATGACCGGATTGTCTGGGTTGACGAAGATGGCAATGAAGCCAATAAACGCCATAGTCGTCGTCTCGAGCTACTTCATGAAAACTTTCGAGAGCCACCAGAAAAATGGCGGCGCGTTGCTGTGAAAGATATTGATGAATTCGTTACCTGCTGTTTCACCGAACAGGGTTGTAAAGACTACCTGGCAGTCAATGGTCACAATCTTCGCTTGCCATTTATATATGTAAAAAGCGGTTTCAGGAACGCTGAATATATCGGCATAAGAAACTGGCTTGCTGGCATTCGCATCAAAGGAGAGTGATATGGCGTTAACACACCGCGAACTCTGTCAGATTGCGTACAAGTTCCTTAAGCGCAACGGTTTCAAGGTTTGTTTTCATGACCGCTTTATAGCTGTAACCAGTACCGGAGAACAGCCAGATGCTATGGGATTCAGAAATTCAGCATCATGCCTGATTGGCGAAATGTTCTCGTGCTGACTTGTTGGCAGATAGAAAAAAGCGTTTTCGTAAAAATCCGTCTCTTGGAATGGGCGACTGGCGATTCTTTATTAGTGAGCCGGGAATTATTTCAATTGAGGATTTACCACCTGGCTGGGGATTACTTCACGTTGTTAACGGAAGAGTACGGAAAGTACATGGGTGGCCCAAGGGTAATTGCTGTTGGGGTAATCCTGACGATAAGCCATTTACTGGAAATAAGCAGGTTGAATGCGATTACATGTTGTCTGCATTAAGGCGCATGGAGTTGAGAGGGCACCTTAATGAAATATATGACGGTGTAATTGTTAATAAGAAAGAAGGAAACGCGGCATGACCACTATTACCGACAAAGAACTGATTAAAGAAATCAAAGAGCGCATAGGCAGCTTGGACGTTCGAGACAATATTGAGCGCCGTGCTTATGAAATTGCACTGGCATCGCTGGAAGCAGAACCGATAGCGTGGGAATGCGGTGAAAACATAATCCTGTTTAACCCTGACACAGTTGAAGCATACGCAAAACGTGCGGAAATATCACCTAAACCACTATTCTCCGCGCCGCCAGCGCTGGTAGTGCCTGATAAGTTGCCGCGTGAATACAGAAACGGTTGGCCTCTTGCGTATAGTGATTATGCTGAAGGCTGGAACGACTGCCGCGAAGCCATGCTTCAGGGAGATAAATCATGATTAATCGTATCAAGCTGGAGCACATCCTCGAATATGCCAGGCAGCAGAGGCATATTGGTCAGCATTGTAAAATTCCACCAGGAGATATGGTTGAAATCATGGAGATTGCCATGCGCAAGGCTGGCAACTCTCCGGTAACTCCGGATGGTTGGATAAGCTGTAGTGAGCGAATGCCGAACGATAAACAGTATGTTTGGTGTTGGGGGAAGTCTTACGGCTGGACTGAGTGCGATACCTTCGAAGGGTATTACGATTGTTCGAGAAACAAATGGTGGGCAGTTACTGACAATGGGGAAGAACCGGCATCGAAAGTAACCCACTGGATGCCGCTACCGGAGCCGCCGCAGGAGGTGAAATGATGAATTGGCCTGAAGCATTCACCGCAGTTGGAGTTGCAATAGCGGTGGCATTTATTCTGTATTCGCTTTTCCGCTGGGGATAAAGGAATGTTCGCTCTGATTCAACGTGGTCAGATATACACGGACAGAGCCGGATACCCTGTGGTGATTACTCGCAGTACTCAGCACTCAGTGTTCTTTCGACGCATGGACGGGCGCTCCGGACGGGTACGCATTGGTGAGTTCAACAACCTGTTCGAACATATTGACCAACAGGAGTACCGCAAAATTCTGGCGGGCACTGAGCAGGAAATGCGCCTGAAAAAATTACGCGCAATGCAACGGAGGTGATACATGCATACGGCTTTTGAGTTCTGGGTTCGCAAGACATTCGGCAATCGCTACGACCTGACCCGTGATGTCGACGGCTTCTACTGCCGTGAAGTTGTGAAACGAATGTTTGACGTGTGGTGCCACTGCCGTGGATGAAAGTTTTATGAGGTTGGCATGCAGACAATCATCTATCAGATAACCCCCAGCAAATGGTGTACGGAGAGAGTCCTTATTGCATCAACAGGGCTAAAGCCCGGCACCATCGAGCGGGCCAGAAGAAAGTCATGGATGCAGGGAAAAGAATACCGCCATTACGCTGTAGTGAACCGCCCCGGTTTTCCTGGAGAGTGTTTTATCTGTGAACTCAGGCTGCCAGATCATCGTTTCCGATGGAAGCATAATAAGCTTTTTCTGCTTCTGCCGGAGGAGTATGGCCCAGCCTTCCCAGCAATCGTCGATTGTTATACCAGTCCACCCACGTTAGTGTGGCCAGTTCCACTTCTGCACGGTTTTTCCAGCTCTTACGGTGTATTACCTCCGCTTTGTAAAGACCATTGATGCTCTCAGCCATCGCGTTGTCATACGAGTCGCCTGTACTCCCTGTTGATGCCAGTAATCCGGCTTCTTTTAGTCGCTCCGTATAGGCCAGTGACACATACTGAGAGCCTTTATCGCTGTGATGGATGGTGCCAGACGGACGACGGGCCCATTTACCCCGGAGAACACCGGCAAGTCCCATAACCGCCATGAGACGTGCCACTGTACATCTGGCCACCCTGATTCCTTCCCGTAACAACTGACGCCAGACTTTACGCACACCGTACACCTGATGATTTTCATCGTATACGCGCTGTATCTCTCTCTTCAGCCAGTCGTCGTGCTGCGCACGGGCACTGCGTTTATCCGGATGATGTCGCTGTTGCTGACAATGGTAATACGTTGACGGGGCAATATGCAGTTCGCTGCATACCGGTCCGACCCCGTACTGCTCACGCAGCTTATCCAGCAGTGGCATCATTTTTTCCAGAGGCGGTCGAACTCCGCCTTCGCAAAATAAGCGGAAGCCTGGCGAAGGATATCGTTACTGCGGCGCAGTTCACGATTTTCACGTTCCAGCTCTTTCAGACGCTGACGTTCAGCGCTGGTGAGCCCACCATCACCGCCCCCGGTATCCCGCTCATGCTGGCGAACCCAGACACGCAGAGTCTCCGGCGTACAGCCAATCTTTGGGGCAATGGAACAAATTGCCGCCCACTGTGAGTCATATTCATCCTGACTTTCCAGAACCATACGAATCGCCCGCTGACGGACTTCGGGGGAAAAACGAGTATTTTTAGTCATCCTGTTTACCTCTTTCTCAGGGAGTTTAGTCTCCAGGATTTCCGGGGCGGTTCAGTAGAAGGTGATCCTGGGCATTACAGTGAATGCCTGTACAACATCGAAGAAATTATGCGATGGATCGAAAACCAGAAACAACCAGGTGCCAAAAATGCAAGTTCCGGTTAACCTGTTAATGCTCCTGGACGTCTGGGAGGTTTAATGAGTAACGCATCATACCCGACAGGCGTTGAAAACCATGGCGGATCACTCCGTATATGGTTTCACTATAATGGCAAACGTGTCAGAGAAAACCTCGGTGTTCCTGACACAGCCAAAAACCGGAAGATCGCTGGTGAACTTCGCACTTCCGTTTGTTTTGCAATCAGAATGGGGAGTTTCGACTACGCCGCGCAGTTCCCTAATTCCCCTAACCTGAAACACTTTGGTCTGGGAAAAAGAGAGATAACCGTTAAGGCACTTTCGGAAAAATGGTTGGACCTTAAGAAAATTGAGATTTGTGCGAATGCACTTAACCGTTACCAGTCAGTAATTAAAAACATGTTACCAATGTTAGGTGAAAAAAAACTGGTTTCATCCATAACAAAAGAGGATTTACTTTTCGTAAGGAGAGATTTGTTGACCGGTTACCAAAAGCTTTCTAATGGAAAGACTTCTTCCATAAAAGGGCGCTCAGTGGTCACGGTAAACTACTATATGACAACCATAGCTGGAATGTTTCAATTTGCAACAGATAATGGTTATACCTCAGGAAACCCATTTAACGGTCTGGCTCCCTTAAAAAAGTCCAAGGTAAAACCAGATCCTCTCACCCGTGACGAATTTATTCGTTTTATTGAGGCTTGCCGTCATCAACAAACAAAAAACCTGTGGATTCTCGCTGTATACACGGGTATTCGTCACGGGGAGTTGGTATCGCTGGCATGGGAAGATATAGACCTTAAAGCAAGGACTATAACCATCCGTAGAAATTATACAAAACTTGGCGAATTCACTCCACCAAAAACCGATGCAGGCACCGGAAGGACAATTCATCTGGTTCAACCAGCTATTGATGCTCTTAAAAGCCAGGCGGAAATGACCATGCTTGGAAAGCAACATTCTGTAGAGGTGAAGCAGAGGGAATATGGGAGAACTGCTGTGCATAAATGCACTTTTGTTTTTAGTCCTCAGGTAACAAAACAGCAGCAGTTGTCCGGACCTCACTACAAGGTTGACTCCATCAGGGAGTCATGGACAAGTATCTTAAAACGCGCAGGTCTGAGACACAGAAAATCGTACCAATCCAGGCATACTTATGCATGCTGGTCACTTGCCGCAGGAGCTAATCCTAGTTTTATCGCAAGCCAGATGGGCCACACAAACGCACAAATGGTATTCAATGTTTACGGAGCATGGATGAAAGACAACAATCACGAACAGATAGAACTCCTTAACAAAAGACTATCTGAAAGTGTCCCATGTATGCCCCATAAGAAAGCAGGGTAA